GTAGGAGTGCCGATGTTGTTGGCCACGTCTTCCGCGTACCAGGCTGGTGGGCAGCATTTCGCGCTACTGCCCACCGCCACGCTCCACCCTATGCGGTCACAGTCTGGGGACCACTTTGGTGAAGGCCTCGACGTCCACGGTTGGCACCGCGGTTGTTTGCGGAGGATTGTCCGTCGTGTCGATGTTCAGGCCGGCGAAGCAGTTCAGCTTCATTTTCCCCAATAGACCGTCGGCTTGGTCGGTTGTAACCATTGGGGTTTCCGGCTCCGCGTGAGCGACTAGCTCGCCCAACCATTCCTCGAGTGTCGGATTGATCGGGTCCACTAGTATCTCCATCTCGGGGTCGATCACGTACGGATTGGCGAGGAGTGCGTGCATCGCATTGGTGCACTTGTGCCTCGCGACCTTGAAGGTCTCCGTTCCCGCTTTCAACGCCCGGAGGGCTCGCTCCTCGACTGGTAGTGTCGGATGGATTTCCTCCAGCTTGCGACTCAGCCTTGCTACAATCGGTGACAGTTGTAGCAGCACGTCGCGCAGTGCCAAAACTTCCTCGGTTATGGTCAAAGACATTGTGTTTGGTTTCTCCACGTTTCCGTGTAGAACCCCCGGGGACGAACTCCTGGCCGTCCACTAGAGCATGCACTTTGACGTCTTGAGTTTTGACGTCAAGCCTGGGGATTTGGCTAATGCTGCCGGAATAGTTCTCCAGCTTTGTCAGGTGAGCTCTTAGCTCATCTTCGCCAACATCCAGGCACATGGCAACTGCGGACAACATATCGTCCTGCTGTGGCCATGGTGCGCTTCTAGCATCGCTATCCCGGAACCAGTATGGCAAGCTATCATCGGTACACTCGGCATATTGTCTGCCTAGGCACCGCAAGTACGTCCGACACCAGTGCGAGATGAGGGGGGTTTTCCCGTCCGTGACCAAATAAGCATTGGCCTTGGAGTATCCGCATTGATTGATGTCGTCCGTTGCATTGGTTGTTGTATGCAATTTTGATAGCGTTCGCAATGGTTCCTGGAACGAAGCCGGGGTTGTCCAAGGATCTATAAAGATCCGGGAGAGGAATGACAGTGGTGTGTGTGACACCCTGAGTACTGCCTTCAACTGCAATCCCAATGTCCCTGCGACCCGAGTAACAGATTCGAGTCGCTGTGTCTCTCCGAGTATGAGTGCGTTCATGAGTGAATCATCACCATAGTAGATGCCTGAGTGGGAGAAGGCCCAGTCAGCATCAACATTGCTTTCGCGCGCAGTGGCAAATGCCGCGAATGCGTTCAGAAGGGTGTTCCCGTCTGTCGTTAGTGGTGATCCACTGAGCCGGGAATATCCTGGCTCGTATTTTATCCCGCTCTTGGTGTAGGCTTTCGCCTGCCATTCTTCAACCAACAGCTCATCGAGTTCGCGGAAGTGGATAGGGTCCACCCATCGCCGATAACACGCGGTTTCAACGTGGACACGCAACCATTCGGTAATCGTGCCATCGAACCGTGAGTAATCTCCCTCGATGATTTGTTGCGAGCGTGCTGCTAAGTTCTGGACTGCCGTGGCAATCTCCTCGGGGGTCCGGCCTGGCATATACCATGGCAATCCCTTGAGGCAGTCTATCTTGAACGCCAATGTGAAGGAGGAAAGCTTCAACGTGTGCATCGTTGGACAAGTTGATATATTGCGGGGATCATTTGGTATCGTGTACGCCTCTCGTTTCTGAAAGGCGTTAACCGCAAATTTCTCATCAGTGTCCATACGACGAGCCTCCGTCCTAACTCTCTGCATTGGTTTGTCCTGCAGTTCGCCCACTTCTGAAATGGTGAGTGGGATTCCCATGCGGGGCACGGGAACAACGCGCTCAACAAACTCTTGAGCATAGTCCATAAACCGGTGATGAACTTTTCCGTTACGTCGTGGGGCAGATTCAGCAATCGACGCATATGCCAGTTGTTGTGGCACATTTATCCGTTTCTCAATGCACGCGACTTCGTTATTGGTGTTTTCCAGCGGATACACCGCCTCAAAAGACAGAGGTGGCGCGGCGTATCGGCGTGCATACCGTTTCCCATCTTCGACTCTGTTGCTCCCCACGATAGAGAAGTGACAAGCCATGGTCCCTGGATAATGGACTGTTGACAAGTCACGTGGCCCGCCATCGGAAGACAAGTACGCATAAATGATGGCCGCGCCATGCGATGGGACTGAATCCCCGCAATAGCGGACAACATCAGACAAATGCTTGCCTGATGACTCCTTATAGCGCACACTGACTCCGACGAACGCAGCCTCCTCAATTGTCGCAGACACAGGTGTTGAGTCCTGCGAGATCGTGATGAACGACCGTGAGCCTTGCAGAACCCGGAAAACATTGAACCACTTACTCCCAATTCGGTGGCTCAGCTTCATTCGGTCAAGTCTGGTGTGTTCGTCATCCCAGAACATGACTGGCATTCGTGCGAATGGGACCAGCGATATTATTCGCCGGTTGGGCCCCATCGAGAAGTGATCAATCGTGAACATCACTGTGTCCAAGCTCGACCACACCCCGCACATTGAGCCAATCATGTTTATGAACCTGAATAAAGGTCCGTGGTTTAGCCGATGTTGACACCAACGGCTATCTGCATTGTAGTCCCAGATCTTATGCTTGTACTCTCCGCCACCACTAATGATGGTTGTGATCTCATCTTTCGAGATTGAAAACACTCCATCATCTACACTCCCACCGGCCGACTCAGGCACGAAAGAGTACATCAATATGGGGAGGCCATGTGACAGCCAGCCCTCAATATCGCAATAATAGTCGATATCCGTCATAATGATAATGCCGTCTTTCGGTATGTCGTCAACTCGGTAGTCCTGTGCCAAGTCGTTAAGCTGATAGTAACAGCGGTTACCCGCTGCATTACGCTCACGTTGCGAGGGCGACACAACATATGGTGTCAAGCCCATCGCGTTGGCAGCGGCCAACATGGATTTCGTGGCCGTATTCCTAGTAGTGGCGGCTCCAGCGTGAGGATGCCCCTCGCGCACGCCCTGCATGTATGGACTGAGACTCTTCTGGATACGGTTCCTGATGTTTGGATTGAGCGGCTTTCTGAACCTGAAAAGCAGAAGAGAGTAAACTCGATCACGCACAGATGGGAATGAGAGGACGTATTTCAACGCCCTATAGACTCCATACCCCAGCGCTAAATATAGCAAAGTGCGCTTGATTCCTCCAACGAGACTGCTAGTCGTAGCGACCGGCATCTCAGCAACATATGGTCTCGCAGCAGTTTCACACCACACCACCTTGGGTCTTGCCCCATTCATGATGCTCTTAAGTCTACTTTGTGCGACTTCAGCGGCGCCAGTGACAGTCTTGCGATAGTCCTGAGCCTGGATGAAGCCCAAAGCTGACAAAAGTTTCTCCTTTACAGATCGAAACAAGCTGGAAATCCCTTCAACGCGCTCGTTGATCTCAACGAGGGTGACAAATTCGTGTGCTTGGTCAGCGAAGCTAACAACTGTCGCCGACATATCACACACATGTTGTCTAAGCCTTGCGTGATCGATGATCTCCTTGCACTGCCCTAGATAAAGTCTGAGCTGCGCAGCAAGTTTGACTGAAGCCTCGCGTGTTACTGTTTCGTTGGCCATAGCTATAATGGAAATAGTCCACTATGTTGAAGGTGATACTAGATTGGTATACTACTTCGTTTATCGTTTCCAACAATCGCAAGAATCCTTGCAATTTG